TTAGGCGTTGGCGCCATCGGTGAACGTGTTGAACTTGTCGCCAACCTTGGCGCCTTCGGTGTAGGTGTCGAACTTGCCGGCACGGGCCAGTGCGCCTTCGGTGTACGGGTCAAACTTGCTGCCTGCCTTGGCACCTTCCGAGTAGGTGTCGAACTTGCCGGCGCGGGCCAGTGCGCCTTCGGTGTACGGATCGAACTTGCTGCCTGCCTTGGCACCTTCGGTATAGGTGTCGAACTTGCCGGCACGGGCCAGCGCGCCTTGGCTGTAGACATCAAACTTGTCACCCACCTTGGCGCCTTCGGTGTACGGATCGAACTTGCTGCCTGCCTTCGCGCCTTGCGTGTAGACGTCAAAACGTTGGCCGGCTGCGGCGCCTTGGGTGTACACGTCGAACTTGGTAGCCGCCAGGGCCGGCACGGTGGCCAGGGCGATCAGGGCAGCGATCAGGGTGCGTTGGGCTTTCATGATGTCTTCTCCGGGATGGGCGCAGCGCGTCGGGCAGGTATCCGGTACTTCTCTTGGACTGTTTCGCTGCGGCGCCGCATTCGATGGAGTCATCGTAGGTGAGCCTGTTCAGACAATAAATGTCGCAACAGACAATTTATTGTTGCGATATAAGAAATTGCGGGAAAACCCGCATCACCGCTGGCTTTGTGGCTTACAGCAAGGCATGGCGGGTTTATTTGCGCAAACCAGAGATGTGACTTTTTCGACAAAAGTCAGCTTTGTGCGCCCGCCGAACGCTTCGGATTGCTTCACTTTCATGCGATGCACAAATCACACACACGCCGCACAGATTGTCATTTCGCGATACAAACACGCACAGGTTTGTAGGCGGGCCTGTGTCACACTGCGCGGCATTCGCTTTCGACTTCTTCACCCCCACACACGATGAAACGCATTCTGCTGGCCGCAGCCCTTCTTGGCACTGCACTCCTCTCTGGCTGCGGTGTGGTGGCTGCCCCTTGCCGGATCGCCTCGGCCGGGCTAAAGATGGTGCCGCTGGTGGGGCACGTGGCTGCGGCCCCCACCGATGCCTGTGCGGACATCATCGACTGACCACCCGCGTATCACTCCTGCGCTTTAGCAATACCCGCCTGCCGCACCACCCAATCCTGCAGATCCTTCAGTTGCTGGGCGTTGGCGTGGAAAGCTTCGGCTTCACGCTCGTGCTGGGCTTCAACGTCAGAGAGGACAACGCCACTGGAGGCTTCATCAAGGAGGCCGATGGTGGTGGGAAGCTCTGCACGGTTGGCGGAGTTCCACATGCCGACAAAGCGGCCAGGGATGCGGCAAGCAGCATCGTCGTGCACAACGACTTCATGGGGTACCTCGCGATCGCGGTAAAGGATGCGGTCTCGAAAGACCGTCTGGATGTGGGTCTGCGCCTGCGCGGCCTGGTCGGCAACCTGGGCGGTTGCTTCAGCCTGACGGGTCTCGGTCTTGTCGGCGGCAAGCTGACGCTTGAGAGCGTCCGCACGCTCCTCGCGCATGCGATGCAGATCGCCCATGCCGTAGCCAAGACCAAACGCCAGGGCCAACGCCAGAATGGCGCCACCCCAAAAACGGGGATCGAGCAAAGTCATGGCGTGGTGACTCCCACATGCGTTGCAAGAACGGCCCGTGCGCGTGACCACAATGCACGTCGGTCATCGATGCCATTGGTGCCGCCGTTGATGCGGCGGGTCAGCTCCACAAAGGCGGCGTCGGTGTCCTGATCGGCAAAGCGATTGAGCCCGCCACGCAGCCAGAACCACGCCGCCGATGCCACCGCATGCACGGGCTGTTCGAGCAGCTCGGGCTGCGCTTCCAAGTCCAGCCCCAATTCGATGCCACAGGCACGGTAGTTGGCGCGGCCAGTGATCTGGACCAGGCCGCGGCCTAGAAAGCGCTTGCCGTCTCCCGGCTGCGTGTTGCCCAGGTCTGCGCGGCCCTCATAGCCGCGCTGTGCTGGCGTTGGCCCCCACAGCTCACGCAAGAACCGCAACTGCCCGGACTCGTGTCCGACCTGCGCCAGAAACGCGGCAATACGCGCGGGCGTGTTGATCTGACGGAACAGAAGAACATCGGCAAGGATGGGCGCAAACACGTCGGCACGCGCGCCGGCGTTGGGCATGACGGTGCGCAGTTGCGCGGCGGTCAGAAGAGGATCAGCCATGGTTTACCTTGCTCAAGGTTTCACGCACGTCGTCGACGACCTCGGCAAGATCGGCGTCGCGTCGCTTGTTGATGAAGTTGAAGAGCCAGCGCACGAGCGCCCAGCCCGGCAGGCCGCAGGCGAAGTAGATGCCGCCAAGCGCCAAGGCGCCGTTGACCGTGCCGATCCAGTGCGCCATGCCGAAGTACTGGATGACGGCAGCGCCGCCGCTCAGGCTGGCAATGACGGTGGAGATAAGCGCAACAGCCCACTCGCCCCGCGCGCGCGGCAACGTCATCACCATCACCACGATGGTGGCGAGCGCGCTAGCGCAGCCCGCCACGGCCGCAGGCCCGCCGATGGCTTTGAAGGCAGCTGCGCCCGCAGCCCCCGCCGCGGCACTGCTGCTGATAGGTTCGGACATCGGTTCCCCCCCGGAAATAAAAAAGCCCGCACAAAGGCGGGCTGTGTTGGTGAGATGACGGTGGTTACCAGTCGATGGCTTGCACCTCTTCAATGCTGGTTGCGGCGTTGATCTTGGCGATCAGGGCGGCGTACTTTTGTTGCGTGGCGACGCGGTAGGCGAGCCAGTCGGCGTTGACTTGCTGGACTTGGGCTGCGGTGTGTGGCGTGAATGACCAGGCGTCGTTGCTGGCGCACCAGATGGGGGTGGCCCAGGTTGACGATGCAGTAGCGGCTGCACTGCCTGCGCTCTGCAGGTTGCGTTGATCGTCGTCCTGCGACGGGTAGGCATGCTCCGTACCGAGCGCTGACGAAGTAAAGCCGGCAATCAGTGAGGCGCCGCAGGCAGTGCTGATCTTGATGGTTTGCGCAGCGCTCACTTGGCTCAGCGTCATGAGCGAGACCGGATCAACAGCAATGGGGGTACCGTCGGCATCTGCGGTAATCGTCTTCCCGGCCGTTTGCGCGTCCATCAATTGCGCATGTGTTGCTGACCATTTTGATTCATCGACCGAGTCAGCAGGAATGTTGGCGGCATGAATTGCGGAATCGTAGAAACCGCCAGTGGATTTTGCGTAATACAGCATGAAATCTCCTTCGTGTGCAATTGCTTCGCCTTCGCACTGATTCGCAATAAAGCTGCCCTATTGTTGGGGATGCGAAGGCTAGCGCGGTTCTCAATATCCCAGCGCCATCCACCAGGTACCAGTCGGTGAACCATTTGTGCCACGCAGAAGAAGTGATGTTCTTCCATTGAGCGTAGCAGCAACATATCCCTCGGCCGCTCCGCCTGGATTGTGACCAGAGGTAGCGACGACGAGTAGCGAGGAGTTCGGGAATGCAATGGGCAGCGTGACGGCAGTGTCTCCGCTGCTGCTTGTCGACACGACACCCCACTGCAAGATCAAACCACTCGGTAATCTCTGGTATCCGGGGGTCTGCAGCGATGCGCCAAACAGCGCTGAAGACGGAAGGGCTGCCGTCCCACTTTCGGCATACCACCCTCCGGCCGAATTGGAAACGAGCACCACGGTGTCACCAACATTCATCGTGAAGCCATAAACCCCCGTTCCCGAGGCGGCCCCAAGGTAGATGGTGTCTGACGAGCTACCGCGCTGAATAAAGTTGCCGCCGGAATTCGAAATGATGAAAAACCGCGTTCCTGTGGGAACAGAATTCGCGGGTGGTAGCGTGATCGTAAAACCGCCAGGATTTCCGATATAAGTGTAGTTCATCAAATCCGTGGCAACCAATGTCGTACTAGCGGAAATCCCCTTGAAACCTGAATAGAACGACCCCGCCGACCGCACAAACGCCGTCGTCGCCAACTTCGTACTGTTATCAAACAGCGGCGGCGTCACCCCTGTGGTCAACGTCTGCCCAGCACTCACCCAACCATTCACGCCGTTCGATACAAACTGCACGGCCTCGCCCGGATTGAGCACCAGGCTGTTGGCACCACTGCCTTGTCCAAACGCAAGCGTGTCGGCGCCGCTACGCGTCACAGTGGTCGAACCACTCGCCTGCATGTAGGCAACACAAACACTCGTGCCATTCGGGCAGTTGGCTGCCGGCGGCAGCGTGAGGGTCTGGCCAGTGGCCGTCACGTTCATCAGTGCACCCAGAGCAGCCGTGGTTAGCCCGGTTGATGTTGCAACGTTCTGAATGCTTGAAAAGCGCTCGCCGATCCCTGCCAGGAAGCCGCCCGTCGGTGCCGTAGGCACATTCGGATAGGGAGCAATGCCGGTGTTCGTAACCGTGCTTTGCCCGTTGGCAACCGTAATGACCGCCAACCCAACATACCCCGCCGTCACCGCCGGCGTGACCTGCGTATTGGTAGGCGCGGCGGTGCCGGCCACCAACTGAAGCGAGACCTGACCGGCGCGGGTAGTCGGCTGCGACGTGCCGTTACCGCCAGGGCCGTTGAACGCCTGCGACGGGTTGGCGCTGTTGTAGTACGGCAGCACGACGTTGTTGACGTCGTTATCCAGGTAGGCCGCCTGAATCAGGTAGTTCTGGCTGTAGCCGGTCGTGGCAGGTGCGGTGAGCGTGAAGGACTGTGCGTCCATCAAGATGCCCTGCTTCAACAGGCTGTGCGCCGTATCTTGCGGCAGCGCGCTGTATGGCGTGCCGTCAAGGTTAGCCTGCTGGTAGATCTGCCCGGGGTTGATGTTGACGCTCATCGAGGCAGGCGAAGTTGGCACGCAGCCCAGGCCCGAGACCACGGTGGACGTGCCGAACAGATCGGCACACAGCTTTGCCAGCGCGATCATGGCCTGCCGATTGGTGTTGAGCAGGTCCGTGGTTTGCGGCACTTGGCCGCTGTAGACAATCTGACGATCCAAGACTGTTCTCCAAAAGAAAAAGCCCGGCGTGTTGCCGGGCTGTCGGTGGGAAAGAAAGGCGCGTGCGCCTAGGAACTGATGCGTGTCCAGACGATGGATGCTGCCGGTCGCACGGATTCGATAGCGGCGTAGATGTCAGCGTCGGACACGGTGTTGCTGCTCATCGACAAGTCGGCGTACTCGCCTTGCGACGGCACGCTGTAGCCAGCCGGAACCTTGTCGTAACCCGCCACATTGGGGATGCCGCTGCCGAACGGCCGATACGCCAGCACGAACGCCTGGTAGGTCAACGACACCTGGCCGTACGCACCCGCCCGGTCATAGCCGCAGTTGGGGGCATCGTAGGCACCGCAATCTGCAGGGCGGTTCGGCTCGATGATCGTCGGAGGACGGCCTGTCAGGTCTGCCAGCACCCGCACGATGGCATTGCGCGTACCGCGTTCGCGGAACAGGTTGGCGACGATGTTGGCGCGAAACGACGCATCGGACTGCCCGCTCTTGCGCTGGACCGACAAGCCGAAGAAGTCCGCCGCGATCATGTCGAGCCAGCCGTCCGACGACGTCAGGATGCGCGTCTGCTGTTTGGCATAGGCATACAAGCCGTAGACGTACGCGCCGCTGTACGCCAGCCCTTGCAGCAGGGCATTGATGACGGGCGACTGCGCGGTGTCGCCAAACCAGCGCGGCAGATAGCCACGCAGGCGCGTGAAGATGTCTTGTTGGTCACCTGTTGCCATTACGACACCGTGATGGAGTTGAGGGTGGTCTTGATCACCTGCAAGCTGCTGGCCGGCAGATCCGACGTACCGCCGTTGAGCAGCGTGCCTGTGACGTTGATGACCGCAGGCGACGCGTCATACGCCACCTGCACCAGGCGGGAATACGTGAGCGTGGTACCCAACGGCAGCGTGTTGATGTAGTTCAGCAAGGCTGTTTGCACCTGGGCCGTGATGGTCTGGTGCGTGTATCCCGGCGCGGTCGCAATCGTCATAGCCACCGTGGCGTTAATCACCACCGGCCCGTACACATAGAACGTGCTGGTCAACGGCCGCACGGCATCCACTGCATTGCTCACACTCGACAACAGCGTAGACGGGGGTGAGCCCGTGCCGTCATCCACGATCACGATGAACGTACCGTTCTGCTGCAGCCCTGCATACGTCTGGTTCTCTAGAATCGCGTACGTCAGCCCTTGCTTGACGCTGGCGATGGCCGCGCCGATGGCGGTCTTGGTCGCCTTCGACAAGCTGGCCACATACGCGATGAATCGCGTGCGCAGCGCACCGTCCGATTCCGCATCGGCACCGTTGACGAACGCGGCCGCGTTGATGACCGTATCGACACCGGAGATGGCACCCACGATGGTGGAGACCGCGCCCGCCACAGCATTGCCGGCCACGCCCGCCACCAATGCCCGCACCGGTACCGTCACGCCGGCCGCGCCTGCTGCAATCACGTAGCCGCCTAGCGTAGCGTTGTAGGCCGGGTTTTTTGTGTCGATCACCACGTTGAACTGCTGCGTGCCGTCACCGGTTTGCACGACGGCCGTGAGCGGCACCAGTACCTGCTGCGTGGTCGTGAAACGTGAGAACGTCACGTTGCCGGTGGCGGGCACTGCAGCGAGGCGGCTCAGGCCAAAGTCGGCCATCCACGAATCGAGATGGGCCCCGCTTGAGGTAGAGGCCCGCGTAATTGCCATGACTTGCAGGATCAACCCCTGCAGCCACACCGTGACCGCTGCGTTGGCTTCAACGACAGCGCGCAGCACGGAGCCGACCGTCAGGTCGACCAGCACCTTGGCATAGCCCTGGATGGCCGCCACCTGGTTGCGCACGAGCGTTACCCAGTCTTGCGTCTGAATGGACATATGGATCATTTGCTCACATTGAATTGAAGAGACACCGGCTCACGCGTGACGGAGCTGGTGTACAGAATTCGCACGCTGACGCCGCCAGTGATGGCGCTCACATCCACCTGAGGCTCGGGCGACTGTGCAACACCGGCTTCCAGCACCAACTGCGTGCGGATCAGGCCGCGCAGCGCGGGGATGTCGAGCGTCTCGCCAATCTTTTTCGGCAGGCCCGCGCCGTAATCGGTGTGGAAGATGTAGTCACCGGGGTTGGTCACCAGACGCCGCACGATGCGCTGCTGCGTGCGAAGATCCGCGCTGGCAAGGCCGAGATCGCCCGTGGGTGAGACACCGATGTCGTCCCCCACCCAATGGTTCACGTCGTTCAGAAGTTGCTGTGTCATGCCACGCTCCCCGTGTTACTGGAACCGGACTGCACGCCGGTGTGACGGTGCGTGTCGTCAATGCGGTGGCCATTGGCCGACACCTGCCCGCTGAACTGCGTATTGCCACTGATGCTCATCGAGTTGCCGGAGCCGTTGTTGCCGGACACTGCCATCCCCGCCTGGCCGGTGATGGTCTGCGTCACCAGTAGCGTGCCGTCGATCTGCATCGGGCCGCTGTGGTTCCACTGCGGCGCCTGGCTGGTGAGCGTCCCCGCGCTGATGAGCGTGACCGTGCCGTCGTTGTGGAACTGCAGCTTCGAGCCCGATGCATGCGAGAGGAAGAACTCGCCTGACTGCGCACCGGTCGGCCGCGCCTGGTCACTGAACAGGCGCGCGCAGATGTAGCCGTTCTCGATGTCGCCGCCCAGAAACTGCACCGCCACCTGATCGCCCGGACTGACCGGCGCATCGATGCCCCAGCCATTGCCGACCCAGGCAGAGGCAACAGGCATCCAGCCGGTCAGCGAGCGCGCTGGGTCGGTAGGATCTTCAGGTTGAAGGCGTACGCGCGCCGAGGCCGTACCCGCGTCGTAGCTGGTGACGATGCCCATGCGGTTCTCCGCGCGGTTCGACTGCGCCATCATCGCGGCGAGCACCATCTGATTGCGTAGTTGTTGAATCATTGGCTCGTGTCCTTGTTGATGTTCTTGGCGGAAACGTCCATCACGTAACCCTCGCCCAAGCTCATGCTGCGCGTGATGCTGTCGATCAGGTAGTCCTGGTCGAAGTTCGTGCCGGTGCCGGTCAGGCGGATGATGTCGGTGGGCGAAAGGAGCTCGTCCGCAGGCAGGCGGGCACGCAGCTTCATCTCGTGCTGTGCAACCTCGTCGTGCTTTTGCTTGGCCAGCCGCTGCACGCCGGCCTGGTCCAGACCATTGCGTTGGACCGTGTGCGTCGGCTTTTTCCCTTTGCCACCGTCCGGTGCGTTGCTGTAGCGGGCCACGAACGATTTCCCTTGCTTCGCGTGCCAGGATTTCGCCTCGACCGTTACGCCCTTCGCCACGGTCAGGTCACGTGACAACTGCAGGCTTGACACATTGGCGGCAGGATTGCCCCTCTCATCGCGCCCCCAACGCAACTCGTAAGGCAGCACGGGGCCCTGTAGTCGCGGACCGAAGTACAGCGTCTTGCCACTCACGGAACAGACGAATCCCTCTTCACGTGCCAACGCTGCAAGCAAGTCCCACTCCGTGCGTTGCGTCGTGAGGCTCACGTTGTCATGCGCGTACTGCTTGCCGATCAGTCGCTTCGTTTCCGGGCCGACGGTTTGCAAACCATGTGCCGTTGCCAGTGCTGCAGCAACCTTCGATGCCGTCATGTTCTGAAATAGCAATGTCACCTGCTCATCAATGAACAATGCAGTCAGGTCTCGGCCGCTCAGTGTGAGCTGGGCTGACACTGGATCAAACTCGACGCTATCCACGCGGCCGTAGATCCGGCTTTGCAGGTTGCTTTCGTCGTACTGAAGCGGGTTCTTTGGAAAGCCGGCGAAGATCTCCACCAGCAAGTCCAGCTGACTGGAGAACCAGTTCGCGTCGCGATCAGGCGGCAAGGCACTGGCCGCGAAGGTGACCTGGAACGTATCCGCCTGCTCGTACGAGTTGCTCTGGATCGACCAACTCACACAGGCGGGTGCGCGTTCCCCACCCACCTTCACGACAGTGCACGGCTGGCGCACCTCGGGTACTACAGGTAGCGTGTTCAGGCTCATATATAAAAGCCCCGCAATGCGGGGCTGTAGGATTGATAAAGACGGTGGAGCGAATTACTTGTTCGGCAAACCGCCGGCGTTGTCCTTGTTTGGCGGAACGATCAGCGTCTTGATGCCTTGCACCAACGGGTCCCACGCAAGCTCTGGATTGGCCTTGACCAACGCTGTCCAAGCCATTGCGTCGTCGTACTCCTTGGCCGCCATCTTCATCAGATCGCCACCCGCTACGACCACATGCTTGGCACTCTTGTAAACGGACGCGATATTCGTCTGCATGCGGCCCGCGAGCCGATCAAGCTGCACCAGAACCGGCAGACTCAACGCCGAGTTGATCTGGTTGTTGAGCTTCGTCACCTGCTGCGCGACCGGGTTGTTCGGCAAGATGCCGCCCAGCGTTGCCACCTTCATCAGATCGCTGTTGGTGGAGGCCACCAGCTTCTGCACACGATCCCGAACCGCTGTGATCTGCTGCACCACGTTGCTGAGCGTCGACTGTGCCGCATTGGCAAAGCTTGCCACGCTGTCAATCGCCGAGTTGACCGAGCCCATCAAGCTGGTGAGCGTGCTGTCGCCGATGGAACTGACCAAGTCGGATGCGGTGGCGGCGTCGGCCTTGATCTGGCTATCGATACTTTGGTCATCGTTCTGTGGTTTGGGTGCCGCACTCACAACCTCGCATGCAATCTTGTACGGGATCTTGTAGAAGCGCTGGAAATCCGCATTGAACTCGCGCACAACAACCCAGTAGTACAACTCGGACCACTGCAACAGCAACTTCCGGCCACCGATGCGCAGATCGTCGAGTTGGCGAGCACGCGCCAACGCGTCTTCACCCAGCAGCCAGCCGGACCATTCAACGGGTCTGCCGAAAGCGCCCATCGAGTCGACTACGCGCGTACCACCCACCAAGTCATGCATGGCGAGCTTCTGCGTCCCGCCAAACGGGATCGTTTCAGGCACCTCCAAATCCTTGAACTGGAAGCTGTCAAGCTTGAGAGCGAAGTCAGACATAGTTATATCCCGACGGCGACACATGCATGCCGTTGTTGAAATCGCTGGACCCTGCAAGAGGACGTGCCAGTTGAACATCCATCTGTTTCCAGACCACCTGCCCGACTGAGCGTCCGTCCATGGTCACATCCCCTTTTAGAACAACAGGCTTCGCATCTGGGACCTTGACAGCGCTACCGACCGGATTGCGGTTGTGGCCCTCGTTTGAATAGGAGGCAGCATGATCACGAGCGACGGAGTCTGTGTAGGCACCCTTAAGCTTATTGTCGATCTGATCAACAACGCCCCCAAGATTGAATCGTTGCGCGAAGGAGCGAACCGCGTCGACAACGTACTGTATGAACGTCTGGACGAGGGTGAGTGGAATCGCTGCGATTCGGCTCATGGAATCCCACGCCTCTTGCACTCCAGCTTTGATCTTGTCGAAGATCGGCGCCACATGCTCCCAGAGCATCGCAACGACGGATTTGATCCTGTCTAGAACTGGCTGCACGTACTCCCAGATTCCCGCAGCGACAGTTTTGACCCTCTCGAAGAGCGAGAGAAGATGCGTCCAGAGCCACTTGGCTCCGTCCTTCAATAGCTCGAAAGCGCCGAGCAATCTTGGTTTGATCTCGTCCCAGTTTTTGTAGACCACGAACGCGAGGCCGGCGATGGCAGCAAGCGCCAGCGTCACCGGTAACGTCATTACGCCGATCACGCCCACTACCGCAGTCATTGCAGCGCTAAGCGCCGCACGGAGCGCCGCACTAAGTGCTGCACTGATGACGGTACCCATCGTATTCATCACCATGCCCATCACGGACATAGTCGCTGGGAAGATCACCCTTAACGCGCTGATTGCCGCGCCAAATTGCAGAGCAACACCCGCCACCACCGCCATGCCGGAAAGCAAGCCTGCCAACCCCAGAAAGACTTTGGTCAAAGTCGGATGCTCTTTCGCAAACTGCGTCACGCTCTGAAGCAATGCATTGAGCTTCTCCAAGCCGGCAATCGCCACCGGAAGGATGTGCTCACCCAGCGTCAACTGAAGGTTGGCAAGCTTCGCTTGATACTCAAATTCCAAGGCCTGCATGCTCGGCTTTCCCGCGCCGGACGCGCTCGCCGCGGTTCTAGGCGATGCGATCGACTTGATGTAGTCGTCCGACGTCGCCGTTCCATTCGTAGCGACGTAGGTCTGACGCATCGAGTCCAGCACATCCGTCACCCTCTGCGGGGCGATCAACCCGGTATTCGGGTTCGTTATGGCGCCACGCAACTGCTGGGTCTTCAGTGCGGACAGCGCGCTCTCTTCAAACTTGCCGCCAGCTTCGGCACTCATGACCGCCATCACGCCGGACTTCGCCTGCGCAAGCTGCGGCATCACCAGCTTTGCTTGGTCAAAGCTACCAAGCACCGCCGTGGTCTCACGCAAGAGCTTCAAGTTGTCGAGGGACGATTGCCCCATGACATTCATGCTCTTGGCGAATTTGTCAGCCTGGGATGCCATCGCGTCACCCGGCATGACTTGGCTGAAACGCTGAAGCTCGGTCTGGTACTGTTTGGCCGCATCCAACGGACCTTCAAGCATCTTGAAGCCCTTGGCGCCCGCACCAGAGAGCACGCCTCCGGCGTCAATCATCTTGCCGATCTTGTCGAGCCGCGCTTTCAGCGCGTCCGCGTCCAGATTGAGGCGATTGAAGTGTCCCGCCAGGGTCATCAACCCGCGCGAAACGTTATCCACTAGCGCAATCTGTATCCCGATCTTGTAAGCATCGAGGCTCATAGGGAATCCTTATTCGTCTGTTGAGGCCACCGATCTCACGAGTGGGTCGTTGCAATGGGGCGGCCCGCCAGCACCGCCGTCACTGCGTCACCCACGCTCTTTTGCACATCGTCGGCACGCTCGAGCGCCACCGCACCCAGAAACGGATGCGGTGGCGCCTGCGCACTGCCGAGCTCCTGGACAACCGCCTGATCCGAGTTGGAGCCGATGGCCGCCTCCAATGCCTTGACCTCGTGGCTGATCGAGTCAAGCAACGCGGCCACATGTGCGGCACTGGAGATGCCTGCGGCCGCCGCGCTTTCCACTGCCTTGGCGCGGGCTGCCTGCTCCATAGCCACAGCGGCTGCTTCCAGCCCCTGCGACAACGCAGCCGGCACCCGCGCCTCCAGCTCGCCCAAACGACGCACCATCTCTGCAAGCGATAGATTCATTCGCGCTCCTTGAAAGACATCGTCCTCAGATCAAACTCAGCGCCATGAAACTCACTGCATTTGATGGCCATCGCCTGCCGCATGGTGTCGTCCAGTGAAAACGCCACGTCGAACGGAACACCGTTATGCACGAGCCACATCGCCTCGTGAAACGGGCCGTTCGTCAGGAGTTTTTTAGCTCAGACTCCGGCGTGGCAACGTTGATGAAGCTGGCAGCCACGCCGCGCTGTGCAGCTTCGTTGCCCTCCTCACCCAGACGCTGATACAGCGCACGTAGTTGCGCTTCGGAGGCCGGCGTCGGCACCGGTTCGCCATCAATGGCGGACACGAACTTCAGGTGCGCGACCTCGGCCAGGTAGAGCATGTTCAGCTCGCTGCCGCCTGCGGCCTTGGCAAAGTCCAGGTTGGCCAGCGGGCTCGGTTTGCGCAGCGTGATCTTGCGGCCCAGTGCATCGTCGACCACCACTTCTTTCGCGGCGGCCTTGATGATCTGTTCGGATGGGGTGATGGTCACATGCGTCATCAGGACACCTTGATGCGGCGCGAAGCCACGAAGTTGACGGATTGCTTGATGGTGGCGTCGCCCGCACGGTTGCCGGCGTCGGCCAGCGTCATGAGCACGCCGTCGTAGCGGAACTGCGAAACCGAGCCGTTGGCTTCCTGAATGGTTTCGTAGATCTGCGCGGGCGTTTCGTTCACGCCGGCGTAGTAGCCAGCTTCGAGCTGGGCGAAGTAGTTGTCGAGCGTGGCGTCCTGGCGCTCCACGTCAAACGAGCCCGACCAGCCGTCGAAGAAGCGCACGTGGTCAGTGATGCCGTCCAGGCGCTTGACGCGCACGTCGGTCACATCCTGCTTGCTCTTGAATGCCGTGATCTTGTTCGGTTGCAGCGTGCCGTTTGCGGTCTGGATGACCAGCGTGTAGTCGCGACCGACGGAGTAGCCTTGAATCGGCATGGTGTTGTTCTCCAAAAAGAAAAGGCCCCGCGCACTGCGGAGCCAGAGGATGGGTTGAATGCTGCGTTACTGGTTGTTGGTCGAAGTGCGGATCACCGTGGCCTGCGAGCCTTCCACGTTCACCAGGAACTTCTCGATGACCGACAGGTAGACCACCTTCACGTCGGCCTGCATGTAGCCGAGCGCCACGCGGTTCATCGGGTTGTTGTTCGCATCGATCTGTACCGAGAACGCCGGGCCGCCGTTGACCGCGCCGATCATGCCCTGCTGCTCCATCGAGCTCAGGAAGTTCGACAGCGTGGCCGCCGCCTGCGCACGCACCGTGGCCGACTGCAGTTGGCCAACGTACTTGCCCATGCCGGCATTGATGGTGCTGGCGATGTAGTTGGTCATGCGCGTGTAGTTGTCGCCCTGCGTGAGCGCGTTCGAGCTGGTGTTGTGGCCCGCGCGGCAGCCGAAGTACGCACCGCCCGGCACCGGGTTGGTCACCACGTCAATGCCGGCCTGAATCAGCGCCTGCAGTTCGGCCGAGCTGTAGCTCTGGTTGGCGAACGTCTTCTGCGTGCCGACCACACCGTAGATCGGCTTGTTCAGGCTGCTGTTCTGCGGCGACAGGTTGGCCAGCAGGCCCGC